TTCAGTCGAAAGCGTAGCAAAAGCTATAATGGAGACTTATACTTGGGGTTCTCAAAAAAGAAAACTTATAGGCAATAAAGCACAAAAATATGTTCACAAAAACTTTTCTTATAATAAAATGATTAGAAAGTGGAATGAATCTATAGAAATAACTTTATCAACATGGAAAGAAAATTATACCAGAACGAGAATAGAGGAAATTAAATAATGAAAATATTAGTAAAAGGACCTTTATTGAGCACTTCAGGCTATGGTATACATTCAAGACAAGTATTAGAATTCGTATTTGAAAATCATAAAAACGATGAAATATTTTGCGATGTAACAAGCTGGGGTAATACTAATTGGAACTTGTGTAGTGAATTTTTACCTAAGTCTATTTTTGATAAAATAGTAAATAACTTTATATCTGAAGCTGAAATTTACAAATTAAGTGAAAACAACACTTCTTATTTTGATATATCTTACCAGATTTGCTTTCCAAATGAATGGTCAACAACAATTGCAAAAACAAATGTCGGTTTTTTTGCTGGAATGGAAACAACAATTTGTTGTGAAAAATGGATCGATCAAATTCAAGCAATGGATAAAGTAGTAGTTCCTTCAAAACATGCACTTAACTCTATAAACAATGCAGTTAAACACTTTTATTGTAATAAAATTAAAACAGACATTTCTATTATACCAGAATGGTTCTACGATGAATTTTCTATAGAATGTAATGAAAACATAGACGTTTTAAAAGAAGTCAAAACAGACAACAATTTATTGATAATTGGCCAACTTTGCAAGATCAACCCAGAAATAGATAGAAAAAATATACTTAAAACACTTGAAACTGCAATAAATTCAGTTAGAGGTTCAAACTGGGGTATTGTTTTAAAAATGTTTACAGAAAACAATTCTTATTATGACTTTTTAAAAACAAAAAAAATATTAAAAACTTATATTGATATTAATTTTAAACACGTAGAACTACCTAAAATTTATTTAATACATGGTAATATGAAAAGCAAAGAGCTTAAAAGTCTTTATAATAATGATAAAATTAAATGTTTAGTGTCTGGTACAAAAGGTGAAGGTTTTGGTTTGACTTTTCTTGAAGCAGCTGCTAGTGGTTTGCCTATTGTTGCGACCAAATGGTCAGCATATGATGAATATTTAGAATATTATCTTGGAATTGACTTTGATTTAGAAAAAATACCTGTATCTTTAAGCAATGTAAATAATGAATTTGAAATTTATTCTCATATATGGGTAGAAAATTCTTTGTGGGCAGAATTTAATAAAAACAGCATGGAGAAAAACATAAAAAAAGTTATAAATAAAGAATATAATGTAAACAGAGTTTTACAACAACAGAAATCTATTTTAAACAAATACTCAAAAAATTCAATAATGAGTATTTACAATAAACAATTTGGCAGGTAGTATTAATGTTTTACACTTTATTTGCATTTTTATTCTTAGTTTCTTCGTTTTCTTTGTACTTTTGTTTAAAGTTTGCGATTATTATTATAAAAATGCAAGAAGTTATTGAAGAATCACTAGACGTTATTGATGAAAAATATAGTAATTTAAGCAAGATTTTAGAAATACCTTTGTTTTATAACAATACAGAAATTAAAAACGCAATAAAAGAGGTTCAAGAGACTAGAGACGTATTACTTTATATTGCTAACCAGCTTGTTGAAGACAAAAAAACTTTAGAAGAAGAGGTTAGTAACATTGAAGTCAAAAAAAATACGTAAAAGACAGTTAGACATTGCTAAGCAAACAGAAAATTCTAATGACGTAGCTGATCAGTCTGGCAAAAAAACAAAAAAAAAGAAGAAAAAAAACTATTATTTTGGAATGGATGTTCAAAGAAAAATAGTAGAATATCAAATAACTGAGTGCCCCAAGAAAAAAGAAAAGATTTATGAAGAGTTTATAAATCCTGCTTTTACAGAACTAGTTCACAGTTTAGTTTCAGTATACGGCTTTAAATCATCAAATGAAGACATAGCACACTTAAAGTCTGATTGTGTTTCTTTTTTATACGAAACAATATATAAATGGAGCCCAGATAAGAAGTCTAAAGCATTTTCGTATTTTAATGTTGTTGCAAAAAACTGGCTTACAATACAGTCTAGAAGGCTTTTAAAAAATGTAAGAAGAAGTGCATATATAGATGATCCTCACGCATTAACATCTGCAGAAAAGTCAGAATTATTTGATAGAGAATATGTTGATCCAGATATTGCATTAGCAGAGTCAATTGCAAGATTTGAAAAAATTATTGAAATGATTACTTATATTGAAGGTCACTTAAAAGATAGCAATGATATTAAATGCTGTTTTGCAATTAAAAAAGTTTTTAATAGCATAGAAGATCTTGAGTTTTTTAATAAACGAGCAATATTTGTATATCTTAGAGAAATATCTGGATTAAATAGTACAGAATTAAGTTCATCTTTGTCTAGTATTAGAAAGATATATAGAAAAGTTGCTGGTCCTGATAAGATGTTTGACGTATTTGGATAATAGAAAGACAAAGTTATGACAGATCAAATAGAAAAAGTTTTAGATAAAGTTGAAAAAAATGAAAAAAAAGAAAATAGCATAAAAAACTTTGCTGATATTTTAGATAGCATCGACTCTCTAGAAGATAAAAAAAAGCTTTTGTGGAAAGAAATATACGAAAATGCGTTAGAAGATAGAGAAAAGTCAAAAATGCTGTTTAATGATGCATATATTTCAATGCAGGGTGGAGTAAATGAGCACATGAATATAGGCGCAATAATGTCTAAGTATATTGAAAGAATGAGCAAGTCTAATGATCAGATACTAAAACTAGCAGAATTGATTGCAAAAGAAGAAGAAAAAGCTGAGACTATTAGCGAAGACGAAATATTTGGAAAGATAAATGGTTAAATAAATAATGTTAAGCACAGGTTTAGTTATTTATTACATAAGAGATTATTCTGTTAACACAATTAAAAGTACAAAAGAAATAATTGAAAATTATTCAAGTCAAGGTATATTAGTTCCAAATATTAGCCCAGGAGATGCTTTAGACAATTTTTGTAAAAACTTACCTGTTGGTACAATTATTTGCGTAGAAACTTTAGATGAAAGTTCTAAAAAAGTACACGTGTGTTTACCTATGCTTACAACACATATTTCTTTACCTATCAAGCCAGGAGAAACAGTTTGGTTCTATAAAGAAACTAAGTCTTCTTTTGATGCTGCGACTAAAAAAGCTTATCCTATGTTGGAAGTAAACAGCTATTGGCTTTCTAGAAGAGTAGGTGGAAGAAATACAGAAGACTTGTCGTTTGCTTTTTTGCAGCGTGATTTACAAATAACAAATAACAGTGAAGACTTTGATAAAAAATTTGACGACTTAGAAAGTCAAAAAACAAATGACAAAAAAAGACTAAAAAAGATAAAAGAGCAAGAAAAAAAAATAATAAAATTGCCTGACTATGTCATGCCAAAAACTTATTCTGAAAAGTATTCTTTCCTATCAGATAAAGACATAAGTGGTTTATACAAATATTCAAAAAAACACTTTGATGTTTATCCGGCAGCAATACCTAGATGGAACTCTAAACCTTTTGAATTAAGTTTGCAAGGATCGAATAACTCTTTAATTAATTTAACTAAGTCTTTTGTTGAAAGCAAAGAAAAAGAACATCAGGCTAGCGGTGCAATTGACTTAGTTGCAGGTAGACATATGTTAGAAAAATATAAAAGATATTCAGATAATGACTTTTATATTATATCTGACAAAATTATTAAAAATCAGACTGACCCTGAGAAGAGAAAGTCAGGTAGTATTTCTATTAATACTTCTTCATCTTATTTAAAAATTAAAAACTTAGAAGAAGATGAAGAAGTATTAAAAAATCAAGAATATTTTTTTAGTGAAGAATTTAAGAAAAAAAGTTTAGAGCTAGAAGGAGAAAAAAGCTTTAAAAATGATGCTTCTAGAATTTATATAACAGAGTTTGACTCTTTAGACAACGGCTCTTTTTATGAAAATAACAATAACGCTTTGTTAAAGTATGTTGACCTTAACAGTAGTGAAAGTGAAGTTAAATTTAGCGAAAAAGACTATCTTGTAGACACAAAAAAAGTTACAGGAAAAAATTTCACTTCAGCTGAACTTAAAAACAATAATAGTATTTTACCTAGTATATTAATTAAATCAAATGACATTAGAATAGTTGCTAGAAAAAAAGCAAGTAATGATGAAAAAACTCTAGAAGAAGGTTCTATAAAAATAGTAAAGGAAAGCAGTAGCTTTTATAGCTCTTCTTGTGTTAACTTAGAAAAAGACGGATCTGTCTTTATAGATGGCAGTGTAATTCATTTAGGAAGCTTTGAAAAAGAAGCTGATAGACTAAAAGTAGATGTTGAAGACAAAGAATCACTTAAAAACATGTCAGGAAATGGCTATGGTCTTTTAATTGGTTATGATCAAAGTCTTTCCGAGCCTTTAGTTTTAGGTAATACTCTAGAAGCTATGCTTAAAGAGATGATACATGTTAACATTAAGCTAATTGAAGAAATTAAAAAACTAACAGACGATCTTGCAAAGCATACTCACGTAGGAATACCAATAACAGGAATATCTGGCCCTCCTCAAGTACCTGCGCCTTATACTAACTTTTCTAGTGTCGAGCATGACGGTATAAAGAAAAGATATGAAGACTTACAAAACAACTTAAAAGATATACTTTCAAAATTTGCAAAAACATCTTGACGTATAATTATTAAATAAAAAGAAAGTTTTAAGCATGGCTATAAACTCTGAGCTTGGCAGGTCAATAAAAGAAATAAAAAACTTTGGCGAATGGAAAGCAAAAACAAACTTTTCAGAAAGAAAGCCAATTGGTATAAAGACACCTTTAGAAAAAGGTAAACAAAAAGGTGAAACTCTATTTAAGATGCACTTTGATATTGTTGATCAAATAAAAGATAATTTAAAAAATTTGATTATGACACAAAAAGGTGAAAGACTAGGATTTCCTGATTATGGTACTAGTTTAAGAACAATATACTCTAATACGTCATTAACAGAAGATCAAATAGCAGAGTTTGCTTCTCAAGAAATAAAAAATTCAGTAGAAAAATTTATGCCAAATATAGCTTTAGTTGAGTTTTATTCAAACGAAGTCGATGCTAATAACATTTCTAGTGGAAAAGACTTTTTAGACGCGCAAAGCAGTATTTCAATAAAAGGTATATAAAATATAAATACAAGTAATAAAAAAAGTCCAAGTCTAAATAAATTATATAAGATAATAATAAACTTTAATATACCTTTATTAGGTAGCGAAAACAATTCTATAGTTTTGTTTATAAATAATGCAGTATAAATAAGGAAAAGCAATGCCTTCAAGTCAATTTGAAAATTATTTAAAAAATAACAATACAAAGCAGTTTTCTAGTCAAACATTTTCTGACTTTAGAAGTGAGCTTTTACAATATGCAAATACTTTCTATAAAGATCAGATTTTAGACTTTTCAGAAGTATCTCTAGGCGGCTTATTGTTAGACTTTGCAGCAATAGTTGGTGATTCTCTAGTGTTTTATGCAGAACAACAATTTAATGAATTGGACTATGAAACAGCAACTGATCCTAGAAGTATTGAAAAGCATTTAAGAAGAGTTAATATAAAAAATTCTATTGCAGCACCTTCATCTGTTTACTGTACGTTTTCAATTGAAGTTCCTAGAGATACTAATTCTAAAGAATCTGATTTAAAGCCAAATGAACAGTTTCTACCTATTATAAAACAAGGTACACAAGTTTCTTCTTCTAACGGGATAAATTTTATATTACAAGAAGATATTGACTTTACAAAAAACAATTTTGAACAAGAAATAGGTGAAGAAAATGAAGATGGTACAGCTTCTTCTTTGTTTTTAAGTCAAAAAGGACTTTGTATATCAGGTAATATTACGCAAGAAATATTTTCTTTTCCACAAAGCGAAGAAAGTTATTTTCTATCAAGAGAACTAAGTAATACAAACGTAACTTCTATCATTAGTATTTTAGACGAAGAAAATAATGAGTATTATCAAGTAGATTACCTAACACAATCAACAATATTTAAAAAGATAGAAGATGCAAACGACAACTATTTAACAATACTACCTGTTCCTAGAAGATTTATTAGAGAAGATTCTTTCCAGACAGGAAAAACTTTAATTAGATTTGGTAACGGTGAAGGCAAAGAGATAAAAGATAATTTATTTTCAAATCCAGAAGATTTGCTTCTACCTATAAAAGGAAAAAATAATTTTTCTAGAGTTGACTTAGACCCTAGCATGTTGCTAGAAAATAGTACGTTTGGTATATCTCCTAAAGGCAGAATTATAACAGTAAAATATAAATATGGTGGAGGTTCTAGTCATAATGTACCTGCACAATCAATAAATACAATAATTGATAATCCGATTGTAACATTTCCTAATAATAATGACTTATTAGAACAAGGCTTGATGCAATTTGTTATAGACTCAATAAGCGTTTCTAATGAAAATAGCGCTGTAGGTGGATCTGATCCGTTAACTCTAGATCAACTTAAAGCACAAATTCCAAATGCAATAAGATCTCAATCAAGAATAATAACTCATGAAGACTTAATTGCAAGAATTATGACAATGCCTTCAGACTTTGGAAGAGTAAATAAAGCTGTTGCGTTAGAAAATAATTTAAGTTCAGGCTCTGTCGACCTATTTGTTGTATGTAAAGATAACGAAGGGTTTTATACAGAAGCTTCTGATGCTATAAAAACTAATTTATCAAACTATATTAACGAATATAGACTGATTGGTTCTAATTTTAATATTTTAGACGTTCCTGTTTATAATTTTGGTATAGCATTAAAAATAAACGTTAAGTCAGGTTTTGATCCTTTTGAAGTAATATTTGATGTTAACTCAAGAATAGTTGAAAAAATGAGGTTTGATCTTTATCAAATAGGTACGCCAATCAATATAAACGATCTAGTAAAAATAGTTGAGTTAACTGACGGTGTGCATAACATAATCACAAACAAAAAGTCTATTATAGTTTCAAAAACAATAGACGATAGCTTTTTTGATGCAGACGAACTTACAACTAGAACTTATAATAGTAACGTTTTCAACCCACTAATAAATTATAAAGACGGTCTAATTTATCCGCAACGTGGTGGATTATTTGAAATGAGATATACTGCTAGAGACATTATTATAGCTGCTAATTAAGGAAACAAAATGATTATAATATTAGAACCTCAAAAAGATACATACGTTACAAATCTTAAAACACAAAATAATGATGCTTCACTTGCAAACGTTGGACACGCTGCAACTTTAGACTTATTTAAGCTTTATAACGAAAATAAAAATGCACACTCTTGGGCAGTTTTTGAATTTAGCAATACAATAACAGATCTTATAAACGATGGACAAACACTAACTTTAACTGATTCTTTAGGGGTAAGTAAAACATTTGAGTTTGATACTGATCCAGACCCTGGCGTTGTTGTTGGAAACAATATTCGAATAAATATTAAAGCTGCAAATGATGTTGGGGATAATAGTACATACGCAGCAACTATAGCATCTGTAATTAACTCTGTTGATGAATTAGACATATTAGCATACAATAATTCAAATAATCAATTAATATTAAAACAGAATAAACCTGGTGATCAAGGTGATACAAATATTGTTTTTAACATGTCAAACACTACACTTTTAAACGAATACGATGACGGCGATGGTAATATTATTAAAAAGTTTGCTAGAATTGAATATAGTAATATACTAATTAAATTTGACTTAGAAAACTTTAAAAAGCAATGGAATATAGGTAATAGTTTAGAAGGAGCATTTAGCAATTTAAAAGCAGAGTTTATATTAAAAGATGTAACAACAGGAATATCAAAGCCTAAAGACTATAACTTAGAGCTATATAGTCTAAATAAAGATTTTGATGAAGGAATAGGAAAAGATACAATATACTTTTCAGATAGTGATACATGTAATTTTAAAAATATATCATCTACGCAAGCTTGGGAAGTACAAAGTATAATATCTGGTGGCGATGCTACAACTTTGATACAGCGTAACACAGCAAATGAAAATGTAACAACATCTTCAGGAAACATAGACGAAGGTGACGAAGATCTAGTTTTTAATATTACAGATTATATACAGTCTGAATTGGCAAGTGGTGAAGTTAATGCTCCTACTTTAAGTGACAAAGGATTTTTAGTTAAGTTTGTAGATAGTGATATCTATGACAATAAGTCTTATTTTGTTAAAAGACTAGGAAGCAGACATTTAATAAATAAGCAATTTGTACCCCAGCTAAGAATTAAAATAGATGACTCTTCTTATAATATACCTACAAACTCATTTAATAAATTAAGGTATCTAGACAACGCTGAAGATTTTTATTTGTTTAATAGAGCAAACGGTAATTTAATATCTTTTAACGAGCCAGATACTGTTAGAAATGGCTGGACAATAATGTTTAATATTGGAAGTTTAATAACAAATAAAGATACAACCATACCTACAAACTTTAGCGGTGATCCCTTGCAAGGAGCAAGAAAAGCTTCTATAACAGCATCAGAAATGAGTAGATATAACAGAACAATATCATCTTATCTTGAAAGTAACAAAACGTATAAAGACACAATTAAATGGTGTTATAAGAATATAGAAACAGCTGGAAATTTTATTGAAGGCAGTCTATATAAAATAGTATTAGCTGGTACAACAGACTTTACAGATATTGGAGCAGTTAATGACAATCCAGAAACTCTGTTTGTTGCAACAGGAGTTGGAGCAGGAACAGGCACAGCTTTAGAGTTAGATTTAGCATCAGTAAACGTTGATGATGATTCAAGTTTAGTAACAGCTACAAATTTTGTTATTGGAAATCTATATAAAATAGTATCTGCTGGTGACGGAGTAGGAGCAAATACAGACTTTACAGAAGTTGGTGCTTCTGATAGTGTTGCAGGAACTTTGTTTATTGCAACAGGAGTTGGAGCAGGAACAGGCTCTGCATATGAAATTGATATTTCAAGCATTAAAGAAATTGAGCATACAATATTAACAGATACTGTAGAATTTAAGACAGCAGAAACTTCTAATGAAACTAGGTATGAAAACCTTATTACGTCAATAAGAATAACAGAGAATGATTTGTTTGCAAATGATGGTACAAATTCTGTAGAGGTTTATTTTGTCGACACAAAAAAAGAGTTTACAGCTGTAAAGGTTCCTTATGAATTACCAAGTGAAAACATTGGTAATGTATTTTATCAAATTTATGATGTAGAAAGTGGCAAAATTCTTGTTGATTATGATGAAGATGAAATTATTGCAAATGACTTAAATGCAGCTGCGACCAAGATGTTTTATGATGGCGAAAAGTACAAATTTAACTTATTTGTCCCAAAGCTATTTAAAAACCTAAGAATTAATTTTAAATTTAAATACAAGGATCCGATTACAAATGTCGACAAATTTATCTTTAATGAAAAATATTCAGTTAGGATAGTATAATGGCTTTAGTAAGTAGTTCGCAAAATAGTAGCAGCTTGTTTTCTCCAAACAAAGAAGCTTTAAACATAAGAAAAAGTAGTACTGAAGACTTTAGAGATGTTTTAAGAAGTTTAAATATAATCGATCCTGAAAGTCTTACAAAAGACGATATTACTAATATTATAAGAAGAATTGATGACTACAGCGGTTTATTTACTACTCAACAACTAAAAAACGTAAGTTATAAAGACTTTTCTGAACATGTATTTTTTGATTCTGCAGTAAATAAAGTTTCTTATGCTTTTGATAGAATAGCTAATATTCCTTATGATAAAGACGAGTTAGAAAATATAAAATTTGCAAATAAAACTGACGGTTATACAAACTATGTTTTAAACAGTCTATATCCTAGTTTTTTAGGTTGCACAAATTTTTCAGGCTCAGAATGCATTGTCGTTTATGATCAAAAAGGCAGAGTTTTAAATGACATGCCTAAAAAAGATAGAAAAATTGGCACTTTAAGTCCAGAAGGTCAAAAATTTTCTTTTGATTTTTGGTTAAAAATAGAAAACAACCAAGTATCAGGCAACCAAGTTATATTTAAAAAACTAAGCATAAAAAACAATATTTTAAATGGCTTTTTA